ATCGTGTAGTTGCAAGTTGTGCGACTTCTCGGCCACGGTAGCTGAGTTCCACCAGAGAACTGAAACAGATTCTGGAGTGCCTAAGCTTAAGGAAGCTTGGGCGCGAACCCGCGCTATTATGGTGGCGTGGGGAGAAGTCCTCGAATTTTGGTGTCCCTCTATTGAAGCGCATTCTAAGAATGTTGCTTACAGGAAGAGGTCGAGACTCGTCGAGAGTTTCGCTAAGACCGCTGCGTTTTTATTCGCGGCGGCTTTGGACGGAGAATTCGAGGCAAGCGTGAAGGAGACCGTTACGGTCCTTCAAGCTTGGGCGATGGGTAAGAAAATAGTCCGCAACCCGGAACTATTTTGCTTATTTGGCCCTCTGGAGCGATTGGTGCGGCGTCATTGTAAACGAGCTCTTGGCTTGTTTAGAGTGGACCGCGCCAATTGCAAGGTCGCTTCCCAGGAAATGATCCGATCGTTGTACGAAGCCAAGCGCTGCTGCCTAAAGGTAGCAGAATGCGTTGAAGCTAAGGCGATGAAAGATCATAAGGAAGCGATGCAGAGGAAGGATTTAACAGATCCTGAGTTCCTTGATGTAGTGCGCATGGCGACACGAATTGTATTTCCGGAAGGGATGCAATACGAGCCTGCCTTATGCGTACCGACTTTCTCGGCCTGTTTGGAAAACGGGCGAGGAGACGGCGGGAACCATGGATATGTTAGCGTAGATCGTGACATAGTTTCGTTCGGACTTGGTGCACAGTTGGAGTCGATGTCGAGCGAGCAGGAATCTGCTTGCTTGATAGCTTCTCTTTCTGAGGATCACCGGGTCCAGTACCAAGCGATACCTGAGCCTTGTAAGGTTCGGGTGATCACTAAGGGCAGAGCGAATTTGTACACGGGTTTAAGAAGGTTGCAAGGGTTTATGTTAAGCCAGTGGAAGAAAATGCCGTTCGGGACAATGACCGACTCCTTTGAGGAGCGGTTGAAGTTCCGAATCGAGGATGAAGACCTCATTCAAGATGGGGACCTTAACATTTCAGGCGATTATTCGTCAGCCACTGATAAAATGCACATGGACGTATCTCTCACTATTATGGAGGAGATTCTCAGAAACGTTGGTTTACTGGGATCCCTTCTAGGTGATTGCGCGATTCGCTCGTTCACCGGGGCACTCATTGACTATCCTGATGGCGATGTGATTGAGCAGACGAATGGCCAGTTAATGGGTCATCCGTTGAGTTTCGTTCTGTTATGCATAGAAAACCTTGCAACATATATGTACACGACTAATCGTTATACTCTCCTGGAGTTGGTTCGTTCGCCATTTTTAATCAATGGTGACGATATCCTGTTCCGTGGGACTGTTGAGATGTACGACCGCTGGAGGGCGGCGTCATCAAGGTTAGGGCTGGTAGTAAATGAGTCGAAGACTTATGTACATCCGGTCTATTACCTAATTAACAGTTACATGGGCGTCCGGGGAAAGGGTAAGGTCCAATATTACAATCGGGCCTTGGCGATTGGTCACGGTGTTAAGCATGAACCTGTGAGAATGATCACACAAGCCAGCCAATTATGGGATGAATTGAAACATACGTTGGACCGGGTAACAAAGCGTGGAAGGCGACATCTTCTTAAATCAATTAAGAAGTACCTGCGACCCCAAAAGGGAAGCAAGTTTTCACCTAACTACTTTATACCTAAGGCCCTAGGGGGACTCGGATTAAGTGACGATGGTCGCGCTCAGGTTAAAATAACCTTTGAGCAGCGGAAAATCGCCACCTATTTGATGAGAAGACCCTGGGTAAACGTTTTTATGGAGCGTCTTGGTGACAATCCAGTTTCGGTTCAGGAAGCTCTTAAACATCTGAAGAAGATGCTTCCAGCTCTTTCCGGTAAGCGGTTCATTGGACCCCTCCTTCCCATGGATGATTATTCAACCGTGGTCGACCTCTACCTGTCACGGGCTCTGCAGTTTTGCGCTTGGCGCAAGAACACAGTGGCTCGTTCTCAGGAAGAAGTTCGGAGGTGGTTCCATTTACAGATCTTGAAGAACTCGCGCGAAAAATGCGCTAGAGCTCAGAAGATTCTCAATTACGAACCCTGGAGAGAGATGATCCCAAATTTCCCATCCCCCATTTATAAAATCCATAGCCCAGCAAGTTGCTCGGAGCTGTTCTCGTCAGTAGACGGTCAGCCTTCGCAGTACTAGTTGGATGAAATTGATG